CGTCGCCGTGCTTATCACAAGCGACTACAACGTAGAAAGCGCGCTAAAAGCCGGGCTCGCAGCCGTGCTGCCGATGATTTACGCCTGGGCAAACACTAAAGACACGCGGTACGGCCGCAAGTGACCCGGCTACCGATCAAGCCGGTCGTGCTACCGGCTGACCTGCGAGGCGTCACCCCAGGCAAACTGCCGCCGTACCTGCTCAAACCGATACGGCCCTACGGCGTACTGCACCCATTGGCAGCTCAAGCATGGGAAGCAATGCGCAAAGCCGCGCACGCTGACGGCATACGACCGTTCAAACCCACAAGCGCAGGAGACACTTACCGAACGCTCGAGAGCCAAGAACGCGCATTTAGGGCCCGATACACCACTGCACCGATTGAAACGACGTCTGTGCGCAGCTGGCAGGGGCAAGTATGGCGACTCAAACCCGGATTGGCACCGCTTGCGACACCGGGCCGATCCACACATAATCTCGCGTTGGCCGTTGACGTATCAGAAGCCAGCGGCGACCGGCTGGAATGGATGCTTGCCAACTGTGACTGGTATGGATTTACATGGGAACTACAAAGCGAACCCTGGCACATACGGTATTACACAGGCGACAAAGTACCCTTGAAAGTGCAGCAGTTTGTGAGCCTGCATGCCGACGGAAATCTACGTAGCGCTGATTAGCGCAGTCGCCATCATCACAGCTGCCGGCCTGCCTGCCTGGCTGGTCGAGCGCGCCCGGCGAGAAAACGCCCAAGATCACCAGTACGTGCGCAAGATTCTCACTAGGGTAGAACGCAAGATTGACAATCACTTGGAGGATCATGCAGATGGGCTTACGCGATCAATTGCCAAAAAGCACAAACGAAGTGCGACGCCTGGAGGAATGGATAGCGACCCAACCAAACGCTGACGAATGGCTTGAAGTAGTCATGGATTCGGCATCGTTCAGCGCACCGGCAATCAAAGGCCTGCTCGCCAAATACGGCTACCACACAAAGGTTGACACCATCTACCGTTACCGGGCCAAACATGGCACTGTCTGACGAAGCCAACGAGCTTGGCAGCATCGAGGCGCTGCGCGACGCTCTACGCAAATCACACGCCGAACGCCTAAAACTCAAACTTCGCAACGCTGAGCTGGTCGAGGCCGTTTACGGTGCGGCCAAAGAGGCCGCATTGGCCGTCAAGCCGGTCAAAGTCAAGCCGCCGACAAAAGACACGCGCAAAGGCAAGCCCGAAGTGGCGCTGATCCATTGCACCGATTGGCAGCTCGGCAAACGCACCGTCAGTTACGGCAGCGAAACTTGCGCACAACGCATTGACCGTTTCATTGAGAAAGCCCTGCATATCACCGACATTCAACGCAAGCACCACCCGGTGCGCGAATGCGTGCTGCTGCTTGGCGGCGACATGGTGGAAGGCGCCCAAATCTTCCCGGGCCAGTCTTATGAAATCGACGCCACGCTGTACCAGCAGCTGTTTGAAACGTCGCGCATCATCGCCCAGGCGGTGACCACGCTCGCATCGCATTTTGAGCTGGTCAACGTCGTGTGCGAATACGGCAATCACGGCCGCATAGGCCGCTACGGCGAAATGCCGCGCGGCGACAACATTGACCGCATGGCCTACGAGATTGCCAGGCAACAGGTCGGCCACCTAACCGGCCAATGGCAGTCAACCGACCAGTGGTATCAAATCTTCCACGTGGGCAACTACACCGGCTTGCTGGTGCACGGCGACGAAATCAAAAGCTTTGGCGGTAACACACCAGCATTCGGCATCCTGCGCAAAGTCAACGCCTGGGCCGGTGGCGTCATCGAGCAGTTCAATGACTGCTACATGGGCCATTGGCACACACCCATGAGCCTGACCATGAGCAACGGCGGCCGCATCTTCGTCACCGGGTCACCCGAATCGCACAACGAATACGCGCGCGAATTTGTGGCAGCCACCGGCATACCAAGCCAGCGCCTGCATTTCATTGACCCGGACAAAGGCCGCGTGGCGGCGGAGTACGTGGTATGGCTCGACTAGAGCATCCGCTGGTCATGATCGTGTGGCACGACGCTCACACCATCGACAACGACGAATGGCACGAGCTCAGCGACCTGACCGACGAGCCCTGCGTGGTGTCTTCAATCGGATACCTGCTGAGCAAACGCAACGCCCGGCACCTGATACTGGCCCAATCCGTCACCGATGATAAAGGCGTTGACAACGTGCTTTTCATACCAAACCGAATGGTGCGAAAAGTCGTCAGATTGCAAATCCCCCACAAACGCCGCAAACCGCGCTAAGGTAAAAACAGGCTTCTGGAGGGGCCTACAAATGACCACACCAAACCTGATTACCTATCAGGTGCTGACTGGATTGTGCTCGGAAACAGCGCAGCAGTTTCACCTCGTAGTGTTTAGCGACGACACCGGCCAGGTGATCAAAGCGCAGCTGCGCTACCGATTCAACGCCGACGACGACTGGAGCGAGCCATCAAAACTCACTCACCAGCCGCGCATCGACCCAGACCATCCGAGCGTCTCATGAATCCGCTGGCAATCATCGCTGGGGCAGCAAGCCTGACCCTTTCCATCGGCTTGATGGCCACAAGTGACCCCGAAGTGGACACTTGGGGCCTGGTGCCGGGCTCAACCGCCTACTCCCCGGTTGAGCCTGGCACCCTGCCAGACGCGTCAGGAAGCGATTACAGCGCCGTTACCACCCAGGTGCAGTATCAGGGCCCAGGCTGTCAGGAATGGGCCGATACGGCCGTGAGAGGCGGTTTCGTGCTTGACGACCTGCGCATAGCGCTACAGGTCGCTGAGCTCGAGTCGGCCTGCCTGCCGAACGCCATAGGCGACAACGGCCAGTCATGGGGCCTCATGCAGATCAATAATTACTGGTGCACGCCAGTGACGTTGTGGCCAGCCGGCTATTTGCAAACCCAGGGCATCATCGACAGCTGCACCGACCTGCTGGATCCGCTGACCAACATGCACGCGGCCTGGCACATAGCAACCCACTACGGATGGCAAAACTGGACAACGTATGAGCGCATCAATGGCTGAAATCGTCATTTGGATGGTCTTCGGCGGATTCATGATGACATGCCTGCTGTATCTTGCGCTCACGCATACGGAGGATGACGATGAGCAGCAACATTGATCCGGGCGACGCGGCTTACCGCGCTTGGCAATTGACAAAAGACGGCGAGCGAATGCAGCAGTACGGCCATCCGTGGAATGACTACACGATGGTGCGCCGACTGTTCGCAACGCTCACCAATTACAAGCACAACTTGACCGTGCAAGAAGCAGCGTTGTTTATGGTGTGCGTCAAAATGGCCCGGCTCATGAAATCACTTGACGCAGAAAAACTGCACGAGGATTCGCTAATCGACGCAATTGGCTACCTGAACTGCCTGCACATGATTGACGCGCACGACACGCTGCGCGACGCACCAAAACACATCATCGGCGACATGGCAATCGATTGGGCATCATGACCAGCCCACAGAAACGCAAAGGCCACGCAGCTGAACTGGCCGTCGTCAAATGGCTGCGCCAAAAAGGCATCATGGCTGACCGAATCCAAGCCGGCACGCACGCCGACAAAGGCGACGTCACCGGCTGGCCCGGCATCGTCATTGAGGTCAAAGACCGCAAAGCACACTCATGGCACGGCTACTTCGAGCAGCTGCGCAGACAAATGAAAAACGCCGACGCCTGGACAGGCGTGATCGTCGCCAAGCGGCCCGGCATCACAGACGTAGGCGAATGGATGGCAGTAATGCCAGTCACCGAATGGTACGAACTCATGTGCCTGCTCGAGCAACAGGCATCAGGTTTCAACACGAAAGGCAGCAAATGAGCTTCAACCTTGACAACTACGTTGACGTGCCGACACGCCTACGCATGGCACTAGAGAAGCATCCCGATCTACGCATTCAAGAATCGCAGCCGGTATTCCGTGAAGTCAGCAACAAGCTTTACATTGAGATTCGTTGCACCGTATGGCGCGACAAAGACGACACTTTGCCGGTCATTGCATTTTGTTGGGAACCTTTCCCGGGCACGACTCCGTACACTCGCGATTCCGAACAAATGAACGCAAGCACATCAGCGCTTGGCCGTGCCCTGGGCATGATGGGCTTTGGCATTGAGCACAAAATGGCAAGCAAACAGGAAGTCATGGCACGCCAGCCCACGCCAACTGCCACGCCAACTGCCACGCCAACTGCCACGTCAACTGAGGCAACATACCCTGACGGAAGCCCAATACCCGATCCATTTACAGACCAGCCGCAAACGACCAACATCGTCAAATTCAAAGACCCCAAAGGCAAAGCCAGCGACAAACAGCTCGGCATGATCCGTGCCCTGGCGCGCGGTCGAGGCTTGGCAACCGGCGTAGGCGTCGCCGATGGTGTCAGCGGTGTGATAGAACGCAAAATCACAAAATTGGATGAGCTGACCAAAGCCGAGGCAAGCAAGGTCATCGAAGCCTGGAAATGAAGTAGGGCAGTCTCACTGCTGCGTCACGGCCGCGCGACCGTGTGTAGGTGCAAATCCTGGGCGACTAATCATCGTCACTTAGGCCGTCAGACAGCCGTAGGTAAACGCCGTGCGCAGACAGGTGCGGCGTCAGTGTGAACCGTGCTGAAACAACGGTCGGGTGGCGCCCGGGAGAGCTCTGCCTAAGTAACCTTGACAACATGAAAATCAAATGCAGCTTCGAAGTGCCGGTGTACCTGGGCGAATGCTCGACGTGCGGCGAACCAAATCTCTCAGACGAATACGGTGATCAAGTCATCGAAGGCAAACCCGTCTGCGTCACCTGCCAAATAAGCCTGACAGCAACTGAGCGAAGCGAAGGCGCTAGGACAAGCGACAGCGCGTCAGCGGTAGTCCCCCATGCCCAGCAAAAATAGGCGCCCACGTCAAAGCGCGGAGTACCACAAAAACAGGCGGCTACTACTCAGCGACAAACCCCGATGCCACTGGTGCCAACGCAGGCAAGCCACCGAGGCAGATCACTTGATTGAGATTGATCGAGGCGGCAGCAACGCGCTCGACAATCTTGTGCCAGCATGCAAGCAATGCAACGGAAGACGAGGCGCCAACTACAAAGCAGCCAAACAACGCGCCAAACAGGCAGCCAGGCCAGGCGCGAAACAACCGGCACGCTCCCAGCGCTCAAAACCAAAATCACGCAAACCGTTTTTGGATCAACATCAGTCGCTGCC